GTGGTGCTATGGGGGGAGGAAACACTGGAACGGCTGCTGGAGGACTGCCGGGTTCCAAACTTGAAGGTGGGTTCGCTAATCCGCTAGTTGGTTTGTATGCAGGAGCCAATGGAGGCATCGCTGCCGGTGGATGGGAACCGTTCCCTGTTACGCCATTTGCCAACGGCGGCATGGTCACTGGCCCCACGCTTGGCCTCGTAGGCGAAGGCAAATACAACGAAGCCATTGTTCCTCTCCCCGATGGCCGTTCCATTCCAGTGCAGCTTCAAGACAGTTCCATTCGCGACAAAATGGAGGGCGGCGCTGGCAGTATGAGTGCGATGCCCATGCTTTCCATGAGCTTCCAAAGCACCACTATCAATGGCGTGGAATACGTTGACAGGGCTCAGTTGGAAGCTGCCATGGCTGAAACGCGTAAAATATCAGTAAGGGAAGGCGCCACTCGCGGGGCAACAATTGCCCTTGACAAGCTTGCTAATTCCCCATCGTCTCGCCGTCGCGTTGGTCTTCGTTAATCATGGCCGTCTTCCCATCGCTTAAACCAACCAACAGGCGCTTGACCATGGGAGAATATCCCACGAAGATTTATCGCGCTCTGTCAGGCAAGACTGTACGACGCAGCTTTGGCAATCGTCCCTTCGGCTTTAGTCTCGAGCTTGATTACGAAAACGTGCCAGAAAGCACAGTGCAGGCAATCATCAATCATTACAACACGCAACAGGGACAAACGATTGGCTTCACCGTGCCCGATGAAGTGTTTGCTGGTTTAAGCACAGCCACTATTAGCCTTGTGAAAGCTCCTGCTCAAACGCTTTGGTTTTACGCTGAAGCTCCTTCCATTGAAGCCGTCTATCGAAATATCAGCAGCGTAGGAATTAAGCTAATTGCAGACTTGGTGTAGAGATGAGCAATATTCGCATTGTTCAGTATTTTGAGCTTATTGCCTTTACAAGCGCGGCTGCTGCCAAAAATCTTGCCGACCTCAATACCACTGATACCATTGTTGTTGGTCGCGAGCCTGGCTCTGTCATTCATCGCTATCAGAATTACTTCGTAAACGAGCAAGTGCGATGGAATGGTGAACTATATGCTTTCGTGCCGTTTCGGGCAGAAGGCACCACTTCTAGCCTGAACGGCGACAATGCTTTAGTGCAAGTATTGTTCCCAAACACCGAAGTGGCGATTCGACTTGTTGAGCAAGGAAATGGAAACAGGCTTAGCCGCTTGACACTTACCACTGCATGGTTAAATGCACAAAATGCAGTCATCAAAAGCTATGCCGAACGTTTTCTTGGTCTCGGGGCAGCTTTTTCCGAGACGACAATTGAACTTAGATTTAGAAGCGCAATGGACAGTGTGGGTGCTAGTTTTCCTGCGCGTTCTTTGTCTCGCAATTTAGTGGGCATCCTTCCGCTCAATGCCGATTTATTCTTGCAATGACTTCTTTCCCATCGCCTTCCTTTAACGATCTCATTGGTCTTCGGCATCAATGGGCAAAAAAGCCAGGAGACGGCAGCGGCTTCACCGATTGTTTCGCGCTTTGCATGGAAGTACGAAAGAGACTCGGCCTTCATGACTTCATGGAAGAATTTGGTTGGGTGTACGAACAATGCCAACCAGAAGAAATTAGTAATAAGCAAATTGTCAAGTGGCTATGGAAAAATGCAAGCCGTATTACAGAGCCGCGTCCTGGGGCTGTTTTCTACCTCCCATCGCCAAGTGCTTTATTGGCTATGGCTGTAATTATTGACAGCGAAAATTGTCTTTTACTTGGCCCAGGTAAAAGTGTTGTTTCACTGCCCTTTGCTAAAGTAACAAAAGGTAAGTATTACTCGGCGGAATGATGGGCAATAATCATCGCAGACTTCTTCCCTACGAGCACCAACTAGTCGAGAGCCTTAGCATAACAAAAGAGCAATATTTGGATTTTGTTTTACAGCAACAAGAATATATTGACATCAAGGAGGGCACAGTTCTTGACATAAGAAATTCAGAAGCAGTTGTCGCGTTGGTTTTGGCAATTGTTGGCATGTTGGCGCAAGTGGCGTCAATCTTTTTGATGCCAAAGCCTCAGGCTCCATCAATCACTCCCCAAGGACAGCGCCAACAAACGCGAGATGATATTTTTGCACCTCGCTTTGGGTTCAATACAGCTCAAGACCTCGCTGCATACGGAGATCCTGTTACTCTCATTTACACAAACACCATTGCCAACCCCAATGGCGGCGTGAGAGTGGCCACTTCGTTGCTCTGGTCGTCAGTGAAAAGCTTTGGCAGCAGCCAGTATGTGCAAATGCTCTTGTTGCTTGGTGCTGGCGGCGTTGGTGCCATTGACGCTGATCGTACTGCTTTTGGCCAAACCCCCATTCGCAACTTGATTGCACAAAACTATTGGCTCTATTTCCGCCCTAACAACACTGGCATTATTCGCGGCAATGATTTGGTGTATGGAGGCAATGGAGAGGAAGATCCTGCTGCTGCTGGCGTGGGAAGCAACAATCTTTACCGCATTGACCCACTGTCCTCCACAGTTCGTGGTGATGGCTTTAGCCATGCACTTTCGCCTGCTACGTCCAACCAGTTTGGCTTATATTCTCCCGTGCCGATCAATGCTGATGTCATCATCCGCAACGAAGCGGGAGCCGAAGAAAGCACTTTCAGCGGCATCGAAGCGGACGTGCTGCGCCCATCAGGAACTGCTGCCTGGGGAGCGTCAGCCCCTTCGTCGTCATTGCTTGCTATTCCCGTGGGGTCGCAATTGAGAATGCGCCTGAGCGCCACCAATCAAGCCTTTGGTTCGACAATCCAAGAAGAGGCAGCGGATCAACGACGAGCATTGTCCTCTGCTTTTGATAATGCGGCCATCTTCAAGCTTGGTTCGGCTCAGTTTAGCGTGATTAGTGCCAATCGCGGATCAACGGATGATGGCACCATGGAGATTTCTTTGCGATGTGTTGCGGAAGGAGTGGCACCAAGCGTTGCTTATTCCATTTCTCAAGCCAAGCAAAATGCAGCGCAATTGGCAGACAATGATCCAACGTACCTATCGTTGAGAGGCACTGTAAATAGTCTTCTGGATGAAGACCAGCGGAACGTTAGTTCTAATTTTCTTCTTCCGGGTCAACAAAAGATTTCCACGGCTCAAGACTTGCTTAATGCTGGCAATATTTTTACCTCAGAACGGTTTCAAACTGTTATTTATGGGCGCGGTGCATTTGCCACTACCGGCACTCGATTAGTTTTCAAAAGAAATTTAACGGAAAGCGAAAAGCAGGCGCTGCGTGACTATATTGCTTATGAAAATGATATTGCGCAGGGATCAAGATCGGACGATGTGTTCTTTACGAAAGCCTTGGTAAAGATTGAAAGAGCAAGTTACGAAACAATTTCTCCCTGCCATATTGTTGACTTAGCTCTTAAAAGTAGATCATTTAGGCGCATTAGCGGACGACAGGAAGTGTATGGCAGCAATCGCGCACCTGGCTACCCCATTAGCGACAATGGCATCAAATTGCGGAGCGCAATGTTCCTGCTGAAATATAAACGCTCTGTTGACACAGGCTTTTCCTATGTAAAAGGCATTTTTGTCGTGCGAAGAGCTGCTGACAATGACAATTTTATTTATTTGCGCTTTAACTCTGGAGTGACAGGTGTAACTTTTGCGGACAATTGGCAATTTGAAGTGGAACCAGTTCATGATACCATTGCAGAATTCAAAACTCGTTCACTGACGGAAGGATCAGCAAATCGGTTCTTCTATTTAGAGAATACTGGCGCATCGGCCACGATTGCCTTGGAAAGTGGACGCACCATTTCTTTTTCTGGAACTATTGTTAATAGCTCCAATTTGCTGCCCCCATTAAACAACTCCCCAAGAGGCACTAATGAGTGGGATTTGTTTAGCAACACTGCAGACACTCAATATCAATTTTCTTTTGATAACGGTCCCGAGTTCACATTAAGCGCAGTCACTGAACAAATCGTCGAGCCGTTTGACAGTTTTCCAGGGTTATATCAGGACACCTCTCTGGTCGGGTTTAATCTTTATTCTGGAAAAAATGTGCAAGATTTGCGCTCTTTGAGCATGTTTGTCACGCAAGGTAGGCAGTCTAGGCTTTTGCGTACTTCTGGAACAATAAATGGCATTGCGTGGGGGCAGCCCAGTTTTGAATACTTGTCTCCTAGCACCAATGGCTTTGCTAATACAGCTCCTGACATTTTTGTTGACACCGTTCTTGATTACAACGATGGCATTGGCAAATACGCTGGCGATCTGTTTTCCATTGATCTTGAGCAACTAGCAAGGAGCAAAAAGTTTTGCGAGGCAAATCAATTGTTCATGGATGGCATTATCGCAGAGCCATCATCTTGGCGAGAGTTTTGGTCTATTCACGCCACCTTTAGTTTGCTTGAACTTGCCAAGCGCGATGGTAGGGAAACATTGTTGCCAGCAGTGCCATACGATGCCAACACTGGAGCAATTTCCAGGCAAGTACCAATTAGCGCATTGTTTAATCAGGGCAACATTTTGGAAGATAGCTATAAGGAGGAGTTCCTTGACT